ATTGGCCACAATATAAATGTATCTATGTTTTTGTGGTCTTGAAACCATATGATAATCATTTGGATTTTCTTTTCGTTTTTCATTAAGCCATCGAGGATGTAGGTTAGAATTCTTTTTTCTCCACTCGGACCTTTTTGCTGAGAGACCGGTGTATATAAAGTTTGTAGCCTGATAGATATATCCTGTGTGATGTTGGCTAGTATCTGCATAAGAAACAATGATCAAAGGCCCTTCCAACATTTTAAGAGACTTACTTACCAAGAATGATGCTTCATTTTTAATATTATTTTTTAAAACTAAACGACTTAATTCTTTAACCAAAGGTTTGTTTTCTATCCCGGCCACTCCTTTGCATAGGGCTTGGGATGCAGGAGAGCCATAGCATACTATTCCCACTAATTCATCTTTATAAAATAAACCAAACGAATATTGAATGACTGATGGCATTCTCTTTGCATAATGAATATTTAAAATAAAAGGTTTTGTATCGTTATAACTGATAGGTAAAACTTTATAATTTTTTCGATCCAAAGTATCTCTCCCCCGCCACAAATATCATAAAGGCGATACAAATTAAAACAATAAGTATCGCCCCTAATAGTATATTAGTTATCACACTATATCCTTTGTAATATGATTTGGTGTATCATTAGCCCAAAATAAATATTCTTCATTACATTTTTTGCATAAAGTTCCTTCATCATAATTAGCTATCTCTTTACCTGCAGTGTCACTTAAAAATTCGTCACCACAATCAATACAAGTCCAACCATCCGGGAAATCATATTCCATTTTATGCCCAGTCATAAAGATCGTGTCTTTCAATGCTACCATCATATAGTATTTCTTTTAATTCTGAATAGGTAATGCGCTTATCCCATTCAATACCTCTCTTATCTAATTGTTGTGTATCATCATAATTATTCATTAAGTAAACATAAGTAGGATAAAAAGCGACTAAAGTTTGTAATCCAAACTCATTATCCTCAAATGCTTTTTGATGTTCTTCAAGTGTTTTATAATGCCATTTATAAACACACCAAGCTTCAATCAATGGTTCTTCATTATTATTCATACTGCCTCCTCTCCGTAATGCCATTTAAGTTCAGAATAATATTCTTTTTTACTTTTAGCTATTTGATTAAAGTAATTCAAATGAGATTCTACTTCCTCTTCAAATTCTTTTTTCTTCTCAAGCATATCTTCGTATGAATCACTTTGATAAAAATAATCCATCTTAATTTCTATATCATAACAATTACTCATACTGCCTCCTTTTTTATTTCTTCTTCGTAATATCTTTTAGCTATCTCAACCTCATGATCAAAGTCGTGATATGTTTCATTGTCTTCAATATCAGGATAGAACTTACAGTAGTGCATAATATCTGCAATTATATCAGCAACTCTACCATGATCTTTATCTTCTCCAATCATTTCTTTAATTCTATCTGCTCTTTCCTTGTTTGATTTATAAAAAGGATTACTCATACTGCCTCCTCAAAATATTCTTCCGCTATTTGATAAGCCTCATCATCATCTGTAGCGCCTTCCCATTTTTTAGACCACTCTTTTAATGATACACAATTGTATATATCAGCAGTAGATTCTTTATAACCTATTGCATTATCGCATCTTGATATAAATTCAGCGACAGTATTTTTTAAAAAATCTTTTTTCATTTCTCTTAATTCTTGTACTGAGTGATTATAAAAATTATGCACACTACAATCAAATTCATTACTCATTCTTCCTCCTATTCTGTATAAATAAATAGTTCTTCCATATCATCAAAATCCGGTTCTTCACAAACTGACACAATATTATGTCTGGCTGTATTACCGGTATTGAATGTAATAATCTCTCTATCTAAATGTTTTTCTTCAATCTCATTTAATAATTCTTTTAATTCTCTAGCTGTCATTATTTACCTCCAAAGTTTTAGGTTCATCAGCATCATTCCAATAGTCATTATTGATTATTAATTTTATCTCGTCTTTTACATCATAAAACTTATTAACAAATGGTTTGTCAAAGAAATCATATAGACATTGAGTGCTTTCAATCTCATCCATAATCGCAACTAATTCAGTAAACATTTCTTCATTTGATTTCATGCTGTCTCCTCTGGTTCTCTCATTCCATCATCATAATTTAGATCATTGATTCTATGCCAAACATCCTGGTGTACTGCACCATGCTTTAAACAAAACATTAATTTAGACATTTCTGCAGCATCCTCTTCCATCTCCATCAGCCATTGCTTTACTTTACCCATATTCACCTCCGTTTTAAGGGTTATTTATATACGAAATATCCCATATAATATAAGATGTCAATAAAAAATGTCCCTCACACAGAAGAATGAAAACTATGTGAGGGAAGGGAGTGAATAACCTCTTTTAGACGAGGCAAAACCATCTATACACATAATACATACTGTGTATAGTGTTTTTTACCCCAATTCTTTTTAACAAAACTCAAATACCTATCCATAGCGCCATAGCGCCATAGCAGTAAAAAAAATACTATACATTACAATGACTTAAAGGTCATTTTAGTGCTACGGCTGTGCTACGGCTGTTAATAGTGCCATAGCAGTAGAAATAAAAATCTTTATTTTCCGCCACTTTAAATTATAAGATAAGTATGAATATTGATACAATAAGAGATAAACTTACCCCAAAACAAATTAAATTTTGCTTATTATTTGTTGAACATGGAGATGAAATGAGTGCTAGGGAATGTGCAATTCAGTCCGGGTATGCAGAATCAGTAGCAACTAAGACTGCATCTGAGCTAAGAAAAAAACCTCATGTTGCAGAGTACATAAGAGAATTAAGAAACAAAGAAGAAAAGAAATATGAAGTAAATCTCCATAGGCATTTGAAAAGATTGGACCAACTAAGTAAAGGCGCAGAAGAAAAAGGAAATTGGAATGCAGCTGTCCAGGCTGAGAAATCCAGAGGTCAAGTGGCAGGTTTATATATTGATAGAAAAGAAATTATGCATGGCTCGATTGATCAATTGAATCGTGAAGAAGTTGATAAATTATTAACAGATATGGACAAGAAATTATCTATTGAAGGGAGTTACAAGGTACTAGATGACGACAAAACCGGAGACGAAATTTTGGAGAAGGATAAAGAATAAGTTTACAAAAATTACCTTTACTAGAATTGAGGCTGTTACACCTACAGGATTACCTGATTTAAACGGATTATTTTTAAATCTAGAAAAAAAGCCACATGAATTTTGGGTTGAGTTAAAGGTAAGTTCAGGGAATAGGGTTAGGCTATCGCCAGGCCAGATTTCGTGGCATATGAACAGATTTAAACTAGGTGGAAAATCTTTTATCATGGTTACCCCCCTCGAACAGAGGGGCATCTCTGTGTACTCTGGGGGAAGGTCCTTGGACCTTGTGTCTCAAGGCTTGAACCTTGAACCTTGTGCCTTTTTCCCTGAGCCTTGTGCCTTCTCAAACCTTGAGTCCTGGTTCATGAACCATGTGCCTTGATCCTTGTGTCTTCTGTTATAGCATCTGATACAGAGGTGAGGCCCATCATTATCACATTGGATCATTAACTCTAAGAGATACCTTCTGAAGCAATTATCACAGGTTGATTTAGTGTGCTGCATAACTTACATTTTGTATATTGATATTCCAACAACCCCGACAAGATCCGCAGCTGTTTCCCTGCTTGTTAGCTGGGCAACTATACCCGATTGCTTTTGATTCTTTGTGAACTGTTGATGTAAGCCCCGTATTGCTATGGGGCTTGCCATCAATCATCGTAGCGGATACCCGCACCGCTAGGTTTCCCGGGAGTGAACCGCCCTCTTTGTAAAAGGCTTTCAGGATCCCAGCTTCTCGTGTTGGCAGCCAGTGTCTCACCTGAGGAGTGGCCATTGCTACCGCTACAATTTTCTTTAGATGGTCCAGGCTTTGGATATCGCCTGAATCGTGCCATCTGAAATAAGGAACTTTTTTTCCGTAATGATTTATTAATAGAACCATATCATCAACCCAATTGTCATTGGTGATAGATTCTAATCTATTAGCGTGTGCTGCCTTGACCCCTTTAAAAGTATAACGGCCCTTTAATGCATAACACATTGAGCAGGTACTATTTTTAATGAGTCGCAGCTTCGATCCGGTGTCACATTCAAATGCACTTAACCCGTAACCATAACCAGGCATTTTTGAAGGCTTACTTAAACCGCCAACATTTGCCCATGCTTCTTTTATATTCATACTCTTCACCCCTTTATTTGTAGTGTATCAGTTCGTTCCCCGCTCAAGCCTTCTAGAAACTATTTTCGGGCGAAAGCTACACTTTTTTTGTGGCTACCCTAAACATTGTAATTAACACGAGTTTTTTAAACTGGCTCAGACCAACTAGGTATCTCAAATTACTATCGCCACAATTATTATATAGGATATATCCCATACATAGTCAACTAAATAATTATTTTTTTTCTTGGGCCTTGTGTCCTGGTGCAGGATCCCTGAGCCTTGAGTCTTATTAAACTTAGGTGAGTAGTAAAGCTTGTGCGTCCCATTTTTATATACCTGCTTAGGCTTGGGTTCTCTTCACTACTCACTTAAATTTAATTGGCTGTTGTACATTGAAAGCAACATTTAACTAACCACCGATAGGTTAGCACCAATTATCGGAGTGAACTCTATCCCGTATCACCATCCAATATTGCTAAGGCACTTTCCATGTGTTTTGCAATCCTATCCATTTTCTCACCTTTGTTCCATGCCTCAAGTTTAAGATCCATTATCTCATATCTTGAAATAAGATCATCTATATATAAACTGAACCTTTCCGCAAATTGATGCGGTAGATTAGAACTATATTGATAAGAATTTTTTGCACCATTTACTTTTCTTGTGCCTCTTCCTAAAACTCTAAGCTTGTACCTTTTACGATTTAAAAATTTACGAGCGAGCCGAATAAACTCGGCTCCCTCCTCATTGTTAGGTACATCTGAAAAGTAATGGATAGGTATAGGTTTATTCATATAGGTTTATAATAAACGATGAATATTGAGGCGAATATTTTCCATGATTAGTTACACTATCAATTGGAAAATATCCATCACCACCAAACCCTCCAAGTTTACAGGCAATACCATCATGCCCTAATTTATATTGCATATTGCCCTCATAATTACAGATATCATCATATGAATAAAGTTTCATAAAATCCTCTAAATAACATGGGTCAATAATAAGTAGTTGTCCACTATCTACTCCAACATTACCATATGGTTGGATAATAGGTTGTTTCTTTTTAGTTTTCATAATTCACTCCTTTTTTATGAAATTAATAATTGACATATATCCCATTATATTTTATATGTCAATAATAGTTTGGTTTCTGACAATGAAAAGTCTTAAATGACATTACAGGCTATCAGATGTAAAAATGTACCTGTCCCAATGAATTGACATTGTGGGTATAAAATATGCCAAACTATACAAACCTATAACAAAGGAGAGTGAAACATGGGTTTAGATATGTACTTACAAGGTAGACTTTATCATCATGGAATGAAATATGATTCAAAGGGAAAGTATACCGAAAGAAAACGAGAAAAGGTAGACGGTTATGAAAAAACAACTACTGAAATAGAACTTGCATATTGGCGGAAACATCCAAACTTGCATGGCTATATTGTAAAAACATTCAATAATGGTGAGGACGATTGTACACCGATTGACCTTTCACCTGATAACCTCGACCAAATTGCTAGTGCTATTGAAAAAAATGAACTTCCTGAAACAACAGGATTTTTCTTTGGTGAAAGTTCATGGCATGAGGAAGAGAAAGAAAAGAATGTAGAAATATTTAGAAAAGCTTCTAAATGGCTTCGTTCTAAATGGGATGGTGAAAACAAATATAGTAATAAACAGAAGGATTGGGTTTCAGTTCAATACCTAGCTTCTTGGTAAATTAATTTTTAATTAAAAATAAAAAGGCGAATTTAATTCGCCTTTTTTTTATTGGTTTAATTCTTGTGCCTTGCGACTTGTTTCATTAATTCTTGTGCCTTGTCATGCCATATTCTCCACATCCACACACATGCAGGTAAAGACTTTTCAGACTGCTGCTCTAAAATTTTTGCTTTTTTTTGCAGCTCCTCCTCAGTATAATAAAGTCCATTATATAATTTAATCATCTTTACTCCAACTAAAAAGACCAGGCATGAAGCCTGGTCCTTGATTATACACTAGCCCGAAGGCTAGTGGTATTCGATAATAATCACTATGATTGTCATAGGACCTCCCTTGAGAACGGTTGTTAATATACCTATACTCTATGTTCTCAATTTTACTTGGTTGGTCTTTAATCATAATCCATAATCCCTCCTTTTTTAGCTTTATTCCTCTGAAGGCTTTGCGTGAACTCACCTCCAACTTTCAAGTATCAGATCACATATACTAGATTGCAGTTTCGTATATTAACCCCTACTCAAACCACCTCAAAGTAAACTTATCCATTTGGACATTTAAACCTTTTTAGTGTGCCTTTGATCCCTGACAAAACCATGTTCAGCCAAGAGGACGATAGGTTAATTATTCCTATCGTTTAAAGCTAAACAAGGTATAGGATAAGTCCCATACCTTGTCAACTCTTTTTTTATTTTTTTTATATCCAATGTGGGACCATTAACATTAACAAGCTCACAAATAGAAATAAAATAAACCAATGTGTTGCCATTACTCCTCCTCTTTTATTACTAAATCAAAACACTTAATCCAACAAATAGATAAACCTATTAGAAATACATCACTAATAAAAGTGTATTGAAATATATTATAATCAGTTAGCAACCAAGCTAACACTAGTGTAGTTATTATTAACATTACTACTTTTACTTCTTTCATATTCACTCCTTTAATTTAATTAGTTGGGCCGAGATTAATCGGCCCAAGTCTTTAGTCTAGTAAAACCATGTATGCTTTTGGATTAAATTTCATAAACCAATCTAATCCAAGTCTAACATTTTCATAGTCTTCAATCATTTCACAACCCATAATCGCATCATAAATTGAAAGTTCAAGCGCATTAAGTTCAATGCTATCACCTCCAAATCTATTTTGTACAGTTGCTCCATTATCATAAATCATAATAGGCGCCTTAAAAGGCGCCTTATCTTTTACAAGTTTAATTCTCATGAGTATTCTCCCAATCTCCGTAATCTTGGGCCATTTCATTTTGATACTCGTTTATCATTTCCTCAATGATATCCTGCACCTCGTCATGAGTATAACCCTGACTAAGCAACAAAGCTCTTTGTTGTTGCTCCCATTCCTCCTCCGTTTCAAGTTGCTTTTTTTGAGCATTCCATTTTACTCTACCCATTCAATACCTCCAATCTTTAGACTAGTAATAGTATTAAGGTTAATAGACCTCCAAGCTTTTCTTGGATTGTCTTTATTCTTTTTTAAAAGATTAACATCTATAACCTCAAGTAAATGTTCTCTATTGCCAAGCAATTCCCCACCTGCATAAAACTTATCTGCTTTAGGTAATTTGCAAAGCATAGTTCGTTCAGTTCCATTTGCCTTAACAAATTTAACTGAAAACATTTTGGTATCTATGCTATCTCTTAATATTTTTTTTATAAACATATATTCACTCCTTATGATTTAGTTTATATATCTTATATAGTTATATATTATCTTATATCAATAGTTAATTTAATTTTTTTCTGGTTATTTCCAGATTTTTTTTGTACTTATTCACAGCAATAAAAGAAGTATCATTCTTGAAAACTTGAGATTTAAAAAATAAAAAAGAGGGCCACCCCTAAATAAGACCGTAGGACTACTATACTTACTCTATATATACTGTTTTACTCATATAGACTTTGTGGTATAAACATCGGATGGCTGACCTTAATACCTTTAAGAGGCTGACTAATTTTGATAATTTAAGTCCGAGTGAATTAGACATCCTACAAAAAAAGTTATTGTTACGTAAGAAAACTTTTGATTTAAAATCATTAGCGCAAAAAAATTTTTTAAAATTTGTTAAACAAGTATGGCCTGAGTTTATAGAGGGGCCCCATCACATAAAAATTGCAGAAAAGTTTCAAGCATTAGCCGAGGGGAAGATAAAACGACTAATTGTAAATATGCCACCCAGACATACAAAATCAGAATTTGCATCTTTCCTATTTCCGGCATGGATGATGGGCCGTGATCCTAAATTAAAAATTATTCAAACAACACACACAGCAGAACTATCTTATCGTTTCGGTAGAAAAGTTCG